AACAACGACCACTGCGCTCTGGTAATACTTGACCATCTTACGCCTGCCTCTTTGCCAGCAACGTCACTGTGGCACCTGCCGCCGCTACGCCCGGGCGGATCCAGCGCGTGATCTCAAGGATCTGCTCCAGCCCGGCCCCGGCAAAAACCAGCGGCGCGCCGGAGACATCGTTCAGGGTGAAGAACGCCACGCCATCATTGGAGCCCTCGATGGTCACTGCTCCGCTCACCTGAATCGAACGATCACCCGACATCGCCAGCTGGACGGCCTTGCCGCTGTCGCCAGCGCCAAGCGTCCAAGTCGAGAGGTTGAAGTGATCGTAATTGCTCCCGCTTTCGATCAAAACCGCATCGATGACTGCCATGAATAGCTCCTTGTGTTAAACCGCTTGCCCGGCTTGGGCTTGTTTAATCAGATCGGTCAGACCATTCTGCCCGGTCGTGTCTGCTTGACTGAGATCTTTTGCCGCTGCCGCCATCGGCGGGGCCTGCTCAGCCATCATCTGAGCTTGCTGAGCTTGGGCGCGCTCCTGACGGATCATCAGGACATCTTCGTCAGAGCGGATGATGCCCGGGGCCGCGGAGACCAGATCGCCGTAATGGTCCATGAGCTTATCGGTGTCGATCTTGTCCGTGATCGAGGGCAGTGCAGGCGAGAGCTGAATCGTGAACTGAGCAAGACGCTCCATGCCGCCGATGCCGATGGACTTCTGGGCCTGAGCCATGATCGAGACGTAATCGACCTTGAGCGCCTGCCCCTTCAGTTCCTCGGGAGCCTCGGGCCACAGGCCTTGGCGCAGGCCTACCTCAAAGGCGATGTCGATCAGGGGGTCGAGCAAGTCCTGATTCAGCTGCTCGAGCACTGGCCCCAGCGCCAGCAGCTTCTCCTCGTGGCGCTCGTCGATCTCGCGCTTCGTGATCGGCTGAACGCTGTCGTCCTGCTGGATCATGAGGAACAAGTCCTCATAAGCAGCGCGCCGAATCCGATCGCGGACCTGAGACTGCACCATCTCGAGCTCTTGGATCCGAGCGTTGACTTCGTGGACCGGGCGAAGGCCTTGCGCGCCCTCGCGAACGTCCACATAGTTCATGCCGCCCGGCAGCTGCGATGTCCCTTGGTTGCGGAGCGACGAAGGCCCCTGCAAGGGAGGGTTGACCATCTTCTCGATGGCCTGAGCCATGCGCCGGGTCTGGACTTGGAGCTGCTTGATGTCAGAGAGAGCCTCCATGCCCGGGCAGGATGTGGCATAGGAATCTTCGCCAGTGGTCTCCCAGCGGACAGCGAGCGCAGGGAAGAAGTCATACCCCTTCTCGCTGAGCAATATGTTCTCATCGGTGTCGTAATTGTTCACCCCGACCGAGCTCGAGCCGCGCTCGTAGTAGCAGCTGACATACCGCTTGTGCTTCGACGCCAGCTTCTTAGGATCCCACTCCGGATTCGGCCTGACGACATGGGTGACATCGATCCAGATCTCTTTCTGATCGATCACCCAGAAATTCCTGACCGCCGTTGAGAAATTCGTCCAGTCGTAATCGTTCACGCCCGGGCCTGTCCGCGTCCCGAACTTCTCCAACAGCTGCCTGACCGTCATGCGGAAATCCCGCGTGACCGTATCGACCTTGCCCTTGTCGTTATTCGAGATGCAGTAGGAGCCGATCGGCAGCGAGGTGAACTGGAGCAGGTTCTTGAAATCCTCCTCCACCCACATAACGTGAGTCCCGAACACGCCGATGTCTCCGTAGAGGATCGGCAGCACGTTGTAGAGGTTCGACTTCAGGAACATCGTCGACATGCGCGCCGTGACTTGGTAGAGCCACTCCTTCACGGTGTCGAGATCGGCGAGGTCGGGGTCTGTGGTGGTGAGGCGGAACCAAGGGCGAGCGGGGGAGGTGATGCCGGACATCATACCAGAGCGCAGCGTCCGAAACGCGAGGGTCGCTGTCGTGTCGACGATCTTCTGAGACCTGCGATCGCCGCGGTTTGTGTCCGAAATGAAAAAGCGCGGCCTGCGGGGTAGGATGTAATCCCCAAGGTCGCGCCAGTGCGGGAGAAACGATGACCGCTCGAGCTCGAGCTGGGCTCGGAGCAGCTCATAGGCCTGTCTTTTGCTTTGAGGTGCGCCAACGGTTATGACCGCTTCGGGCATCTACGCTCCCAACAGAGTTTTGCCACCAGCCCCAACGGGAACGCCGGACCCGCCGAGCAGAGTCGTGGTGCCGCCGCCGCCGTCATAGCCACCACCACCAGTCGTGAGCAGGCCGCGCCGCCTGTTCTGAGCCGACACAGCCTGCTGCGTCTGCATCGAGGCCTTGTTCGCGGCTTCCTTGTTCTTGGTCTCTTGGATGAGCTTCTGCTGCTCGGCCTCGTTCTTCGCCGCGGCCTTCTTCGCATCCTCGCTGGCGAGGTGAGACTTCTGTTGCTGATCGATCGACACGCCTGCGCTGACGATAGAGCCAGCGGCTACGATGAAAGGGAGTGCAGCAGCCATCACAGTCTCCTCAGATACGATGTCTCGAACTTCTCATACCCGAGCCCCATGAGCAGCCGGGAGTAATCCTTCCTCACGTTCACCGCCCTAGAGATCGAGACCGCTCCGAGCTTGCGGCAGAACCCGTCGACCCATGCGATGAAGCGCAGTGCCGTGGTTCCCCTGTGGTCCGGGCTCATATACAGAGCGTCCGCGATCGCGGTGAGCTTAGTCCGGTAGTGCGGGTGAGGGAACACCAGCATCAGACAGTAGCCGACGAGTTCCGACCGTTCCGACCCGCCCCCCGCACCCAGACGCGCCGTGAAGCACCGCGCCACATCGATCTTTTCTATTTCGAGGTAGCGTTCCAAGTCAGGGTCCGGCGTTCCGAACATCCCCACTTCGGCCTCGTGCGCCGTCATCAGCCCGAGTGCCTCCGACCATGCCGATGTCAGCGGCTCCAGTGCGAATATTATACGAGATTCATCCCCCACGAATCAAGCCCCATCCAGAAATGGATCCCACTCGTGTTTAGTGCTATTCTGTTGGCTTCCCAGCCCCAATGCAGCCGCCACAGCGTCAGCCTGCGTCCGCGGCAGCTCGATCTGGGCAAACGTCAGGGCCAGCGCGTCCGCCTTGTCAGGGCTAAACCCCAGCCGCCCCTTGATCTGCTTCTTCTCCTCCAGCTGCAATTTCCCATTCGCGCTGAAGAAATAGGTCGGCGCGCAGAGCTCCCGGGCCAGCTGGTCATCCTTCGGCAGCGCGCCTCCGCGCTTGACCCACTCCGCCATCCTGAACCACATCTCGGCCCTTTTATTAAAATACCTCGAGTCATCGGCCTTGCTCTGGAAATTCACCTCAATCGGCGAGTGACCCCGCTGGATCAGGGAATCGATGACGCCAGCGCCATAGCCGCCCGTCCCGTCCACGAAATCGAGTTCCTGCCCCCACCGCGACCGAGCGAGCAGGATCCGATCAGCGATCTCGTTCTGCCTCGCGTTACGCATCATAACCATCGGCGCAGCCCAGAGACCCTGCCGCGGAGCGAGGACCGTCAGGTCATCGCCGAAACGGGCGACATCGGTGCCGACCCGCTTCTGCGCGAACTCGTAATCTCCTACCCGCAGGTGACGCGCCATCGCCTCCTGCACCTCACCCATGCCCAACAACGAACTCATCGACGTAGGCGGGAACTTCCCGAGGATGTAGGACATCACCCACGGATTATCGCGACCGTAGAGATCGATCTGCTCCTGCGCGAACGCGATCGGAATACGCGGAGACCGTTTCGGATCCAGCGGGTCGCCTGTGATCACGATGATGTGCCACCGATTCGACTGCGAGGTCGACGCGATGTAGAGCATCCCCTCTAACGAAGTCGGATTCCCCGCCTGCATGATCTTGCCCCACTTACAGGACGAGAGTGCCTGCTCCCCGGCCTTCGCCACCGAGATCGGAATATCTCCCGACTCATCGATCAGCACCAAGACGTAGCCCGAGTGCAAACCCGACAACGTCCGACCCTGCTCCTCTGCGGAAGCCGTCTTGCTCCAGCTCCGAGCGGACAAGAACCATGTCTCAGGGTGATCGTTCGCGAAAATCCTCTCCTTCGTCCATGTGAATGTTTTCATGAGCAGCTGCGAGCGTGACTGCCACTTCGAGAACTCAGGCCACAGGTTGTCCTTCAAGTTATCCGCGGTCGTCGAGACAGCTGCGCCCTTCGGGTGATCACCCTTCTCGCCGTAGCACAGCAAAAAATTCCAGCCGCACCACGCCAGCACCGCTGACTTACCCGGCCCAGCGCAAGCCTGCAAGCTGATACGCATTTTATTTGCATCTTGAGATGGGAACACCCGGAGAACATCTGCCTGCCACTGATCAGGCTCGACCTTAAAATTATCGCGGACAAATTGCAGGGGGTCGTCACGCCAAACTTTTATCTGAGAGGCTGCGCCAATTTTAATTTCTTTGACCAATGCCATGCGCGCCTTTATGTGAGCAAGACAAATTCAAAGACTTTTTCTGTTTTGCGTGAAATATTCCGGAGGTCGTTCGTGGGGGGCGGCGCGATCGAAAACCCCGGCCCCGGGTGGGTCGTTTCCGAAATCAGCTCGGAATTTCTGAGCGCGAGTCCGACACCAGCTGCTCGAGCGAGACCTTGCCGCTCACCTCAACGCGGTCGCTGAGCATGCGCCTGTTTTTCATGAGCAGCTCAAGGGCGCGCAGCTTGTCGAGCATCTTGAGCTCACTGTTATCTTGGGTGTTGCCGTCCTTGTCAGTGTGCTCACTGTGCTTCATGCCGCTCACTGCCCGGGCGAGTTCATCGGGCCACTCACTGACGGGCTTCACGCTGCCGTCATCATTGAGCGCGCCGCGGATGTCGAGCTGAGCGATGTCGCGCAGCTCTTTGAATATGACAGCCTCGAACCACTCGCCGCGCATGATGGTCGCGGCGCTGAAGGCCTTGAGCCGGGCCGGGTCGCCGTTAATCCACGGCGCGAGGATGCCGTAGCGCACCTTTTTGAGCGCGCACCACTCGGGCAACGTGCCTCCACAGGAGACAGTCGCGCAAATATCCTCGATTGTGTCGGGGGATTGGGTGAGCTGGATTTCGGTGTCAGTCAATTTGATGGGCATGGGCAAAGGCTACGCTGCCCGGGCCGCGGCTGTCAAGCTATTCTCACCACATGGAGGCCGGAGGCGGTCGCGGTCGCCCGGTATGAGCGCCCGGGCAGGCGGTTGCACCGCGCAACGGCAG